TGCCAGCCGACTTACTACTGCTCGCCGCGGGTTGCCGGAATGCCGAAGAACATCAAGAGCTTTGGGCAGGTCGATGACATCAGACTCTACGAACTCGCCGGCAAAATCGACACCTCAGCCCGCAATGTACTCGTGCACTCGAGCGAGCCCGTTGTGGATCGAAGAGCGGGTAGCCCCAATCGCACCCAAACGTCAACCGATGAGAGCCTCGATATCAATCGGCTTGGCCTGCAAGGGCGCCACACCGATCGCCATCGCCAATGCCACGAGACCGTCGATCTTTGCGGTGGACTTACGCTTGCTGGGCTTGCGGTTGCCCGCATCGTCCACGGTAATCACGGTGTGGCTCACGCACATAGAAAGCACAGGGTGACCGCCGTGCGCGAGGTTGCCTTCCAGAAGAGCCTGCTCCAGATCTCGTAGAGCTGGGCTCATGCTCGCAACGCCTTGGCCGAATTCAACGAAATGCTCCTTGACCAACTGCTCGCTGAAGCCCGCCTTAAGGAGCCACGGTTGCAGGTGCCGGAAATTCCAACGATCGAAGGCGAGCTTTTGTACGTTATAACGCTGGAACGCCTGACGCAGATAATGGGCCACAAACTCGTAAGAGACAGTCTTGCCCGGCGTCAATTGTAGATATCCTTTGGCCTGCCAGAGATCATACGGGACCCTCTCAGTGAGGGCCTTCTCAGTCAATCCCTCAGCCGGCAGCCAAAACGTCGGCTGCACATGCCACGTGCCGGCACGCCATCCAATCAGAACCAGCGCCGTCAGATCGCTCACCGCAGATAGATCAAGACCGCCATAAACCGGAATGCCGTCGAGCGGGGCCACAGGATCGCTGCACGCCTTCCAGACTGCCGGCGAAACGAATGGGCTCGATACCTCGACCCGCTGGTTAAGAATCAGATTGCGGTACTCAAGCTCGCGCGCCGGCATGCGCTTGGCGTCTTGCGCCATGGCCAGAACTTCGCGCGCGTTAAGAAACGTCCCGAATGCGGGATTAGCCAGGCGAATCGTGGCCTCATCAAATGGGTCGAGCTCGAGTGGCGCGCTGTAAAGCTTAACCACCGTATGGGGATCGTGGCCAGCCAGGGCATCGTCGATCAGCACCGACATAAGGTCGGTGTCGGTCGGCGCCTGCGTGCTGATGATAATACTCAACGGATTTTCCTGCGCACCGGTCGCAGTTTCCAACGCGTCGTACAACGCGGACCGTGGGCCGCGAACTTGTCCCAGCTCGTCATGAATCACCAGCGTGGGGGAAAGGCCATAAGCCGTGGTGGCATCGGCACTGAGGGCCCGGTAGCGTGTACCCAGTTCGGTACACGTGAGTGATTTTGCGGTTTCTTGGATTGTCAACGCCTGCGACAGGACCGGATTCATCCGAACCATCTTGGCTGCCAGCGAGAAAATAATCGCCGCCTGGTCGCGTGATTGCGCTGCCGAGAACAGCTGCGAGTTCGGCCTGTTCTTTGCTGGCGGACCACAGAGATGAGCAAGCAGCAGGCAGGCCGCAAACGTCGTCTTGCCGTTCTTGCGCCCGAAGCTCAGAATCGCCCGTCGCGTGCCAACCGGGTTGTTGTAGATCCGCTCGATTTCGCGCTTCTGCCAATCATAGAGCTTAAGCTTTTCCCCGACGTGCTTGCCTTCCGGGACGAAGCAAACAGCCTCGATGAACGCAATAACATCAGCGGCGCTGACCCCTCCATCACTCTCGGGCTTCTTCTTGCGCTTAGCCACGGGCCCTAATCTCCCACGGCCGCTCCTTGGCTGCATGCCCGACTTCGGTGTCAGAAGTCCTGGCGCTCCAGCGCGACTTTGGCGTCAGGCGGAGCGACTGAGACAGCTGGTTCACAGCCTTGGCTGTGTCCCTGTGGGCTTGGGCAAGCCTTGCAGCGCGTTCGCTGTCCCCCGAGCCGTCAGCCCTCACCTTGCGCAACTGCTCCTCGAGCCCCTCCGAAATCACGATCTGCGCGCATAACCGACGGAGAACGGGCTGGCATTCCAGGCCAAACCAATTCGGCGGCATCGAGCCGACAATTTCCCGCCAAACGGTTTTTTCAGCTCTGTCCAACGCCCGCGGAGGCTCAGGGCGCCCCTGTCCGGGGATGAGTGGCACCATGCTCAAGGCGTTAATCGACTTTCGTCCACGCGACATTCAAGCAAATCTCCTACTGCTATTACGGAGTAAGAGCCGAGCTTTTCTCTAACCGTTTATACAGTTTAGCACGCTTTGGGCGTCAGCGCGCCGCCCAGAAGGAACCGACGCCGTTTCGATACCCGCCCCCCGCGCGAGGTCTGAAGTCCACAACTGTCGCGCGTGAAGCCAGCATTGTCAATACCGTCTTCGCTTGACCCTAAGGCTTGTGTGTTGGGGCGGCCTGCCGCACACCGTCGCCGCAGTTCCTGCCAGGCGATCGGGTAAGGCTTACTGGCGGGCCGTTGATAGGCCTATCGGGCTTGGTCGACGGCATGAGGGCGCACGAACGTGTCGCGGTGCTGCTCGAACTGCTGGGCAGCGTGCGATCGATCGAGCTGGCGGTGGCTGACGTCGAACCGGCCAGGGAATGATGCGAACCGCCGGGCCGCCTGGTGACTGCCATCAGGACCGTGCCCATCTAAAGTTGCGCCCAAGCCCCAACACGTATCAGAAAGAGGGGGTACTTGCTTTCTTCTTTCCGCGCGCGCGCGCGCGGAAATGGAACTCGTGAAGGCGAGGGAGGAAGAAGTACAGTGAAAATGTTAATCTATTGATATTATTATATTATTTATTGTATTTGGTATTATTGGTGGTATTGTTGCCACATGCTGTTTTTCACACTTTCGCGCAGGGAGGCCAGAAAGAAAGCAAGTAAAAGACCCCCTTATTTCTGGGCACCTCCAACCACGTCCCGGCGTTCCTTCTAGCTTGATGTGGCAAACCATCTTTCCACAGGGCGCCCGCCGGTCGCCGACTGTTCACAGCGCGTCAACCCAAGCTGTTGCAGGCGCAGCAACGCGGCGCCAATCGCGCCTGCGCGGTGCGGTGAATTCCGAAACATCAGTAGCAGCTCGGAGCGGGTCATTCCGCCGATCAGGTTGGCGCGCAAAGCCCGCAGGATCTCGTCGGCCAGCGGGTCGCCAACCGTATCGCCGAAGATGTGCTTCACTGACGCCGCACAGAATTTCCACAACGCCTCGGCCGCGTTCAGGTGTACGACGTCGACTTCGCCGACCCCGTCGGTCAGCGCATACACCAGGGCCAGACGCCGCACTTGTGCTTCGGCACGAGCCGTGATTGCCCCAAGCAATCCCGGCTGATCTGCCGACAAGGCGTAATAGATTTTCTCCCAGCGCTTTACCGCCGTCGGCGTCATCTCGACCTGCTCAAAGGCGCGCGCCTTGGTCAGGGCCACCGTTATCTTGGGGCAGAGTTCTTTGAGTGCCCGCTGGTTTGAAGCTGGGTCGCCTCCATGTGGCAGTAATTGCCCACGCCGTACGCAGGCAAACAGGAAGCGGTTGGCGTAGCCGTTGGCCATGGCGGTGCGGTCGAGCGCCTCGCGCAGCTCTTCAATGGTGATGTGGCTAACGATCGAGACCATCGGCGCCGTGACTTTGGCCGGTGAATTCTTGGTCAGGCTTTCGATGTGCTCGCGGCCATCCCAGGCGTCGCGAATGATGCGGCTCACGGTGTTGCCCGGTCGCGTCATGACGGTGAGGGCCTGTTGATATTCGCGCTCATCAAGCAGCAGCCGCTTATCTTCGACCCCGGGATCGGTGCATTCCAGGGCTCCTTTCCGCATGCTGAAGATCGGGTCGCGGACCGCCCACAGAATGCCCTCGCCCGAGCTGATGCCGCCGCGCACACATCGCCGCGCCCACTCCTTGTCGGCAACTTCGAATAGTTGATGAATGCGATCAGCCGCCGTGCCCTTGCGGGCCTTTGCTGTTTGCCCGGCAAGTACCGTGAACAAATTCGAGTAGTGTTTGGTGCCCTCGATCAGGCAGTGCGGCTTGCGGCCCACGGCATTGCCAAAGCTGACGAGAAATTGCAGCAACAGCGCCGCGTAGTCGGCCTCGGTATCTGGAGCGAGCCAGAATATAAGTTCGCCGCAGAGGCCATGTTCGGCTTCGCGCGCCAGCTCCGGCCACTGTGCATCGCTGTGCTGCGACATGGTCGGATCGTAAATTTCCTCGATGTAGCCCTCGTGTTCGATCCGCCGGTATCTCATTTGTTTTTCCCCATGACCAAATCATTGAAATCGCCTGCCGCGGGAATGAGCAAGGCTGCTTCGCGATTGGCGTAGCGCCAACGATCAGCGCAGGTCCGCGCGCTGCTCATGCCGACACCGCTTGCCTCGCGATCAACTAAGATTCCGAGCTTGTTCACACCAGCGATGGCCGGCAGCTGCGCGATTGGGTCGGCCGATCCCATAGCCCACAAGCCGGAACGCCAACTGACTTTCATTTCTCCGGCAATAGACGTTTCAATTCCTTCACCGACAAGCAGGACCGCACCGGCCGGTCGCAGCTTGATTGCTCGTGATGTCGGCCACGAGCCGAGCATCATGCGGTCAATCTTTTCCGCATTGGCGGTCAGTGCGATGCGATGAATGCCGGCGGCTTCGTTTGTTTCAACGTCGCGGAAAAGCGCAACTAAACACGGACGTATGTTGCCATTGAACGGGCATTTGGGGTGGAAGCGCAGAACTGCGTCAATGTCTGGCACAACTTCGAGATCAAGTTTACGGGTTTCAATGAGGTATCGTTCGGCCACTGTTCCGCGTACGGAGACGGCGGCCCGCCACACCCGAAGCCCGCGCTCGAGCGTATCGGTCTGCTGCGCGTGTGGGGTGCTTGGCGTAGATGTTTGCTCTGGCAGCTCGTCGACTGCACCATGAGCGTTGCACGCGTAGCAGTGATAATGCCCGTCGGTGTAGATGTGCAGGCTCGGTGTGTGATCGTCGTGGAACGGGCAAAGAATTTTGCCGCCCTGGCCGTTTAGTCTGGGCTCTTGGTTAGCCGGATCGTCAGCTCCATCAGTGGGCGATCCAGGTACTTCGCTCGCCACGGCCACTCGTTCAGGATCATCTGCACACAATTGCGGATGTGCCGCGTCTCCATGTGAAAGATTGGGACCCGCAACATGTCCTGCATGTGATCCCCCATTGATCGGTCCGATACCCCACCGCGCGAGGCCGGCGTTGATTTCGTCGAGGTCGGCCTGTGTGATGGGTTGGGCGGCATCGTTTTCGTCGCCCCGAACATTCTCGACGTCTTCGACCTCCTCGACGTCGGCTTCATCCTCCTCGACGTCGGCTTCATCCTCCTCGACGTCGGCTTCATCCTCTTCGACGTCGGCGGCTATCACCGACGTGGGCGAATTGCTCACATTTTCTGCTGTGGCTCCCGGCGCCGGGATTTTGCAGAATCGCTCGCCGACTCGCACCTTGGCGGCTAGTGGCAAGCCTGTTGCCCAATTCGGCAGCGCGGTGAAAATCTGCAGGAATTCTTCCGCACAGCCGAAATCGATCGGCACTTCGGCGACCACCTCGTCGTGGGCATGAAGCACAATGCTGTAGCCGGCGGCATCGAGTCGTTGCATCGCCTCGATAAATAGATCGCGGGCAATAGCTTGGACGGCGTTCTCAGTCCAAGTACCTCCGTAGGCGCCTTGCCCGTGCCGGCACTCGACCCATCT